AGATCATGATCGTGTTTATTAGCACGCTTGATCTCTATGGCATGTTGACCGCAAGACGAGACACCATCCAATGAAGCCATCATCCACGTTCTATCCATATCGAACAAAACAGCAGGTTCGGTTTTTATCCCTTTTGCCAGTGCGTAAAAATCCCTTGCGTGTTGTTCAACTTCGTGTCCGTGCCTCATAGATGATGTCATCGGGGGCGGTTCACGCAACCCCGATTTCTCTTCCCATAACTGGTACGGGGTTTTATATGGCGATACGCCCATGATGATAGGAGCGTCGCTGGCACCAATGCACTTTTTGCGCATCTCTAGCCATTCTGGAGTATTTTGTTTCATTGTGCGCCCCCTGCATCTCTTTCTTTTTTCAATTGTACGCCACGGTAAACTTGTCCATACAAAGACACGGGAATATTTTTCAGTGAAGTAATACCATACTTATCTTTTAAATGACCCATAACGCTCTTACGGCACTCCATATCGACGCCTATCAATACGTCCAAGGCAAGGTAGTCCGATTCTGAAATAATCGCATCTGTGGCAGCAGGCATCTTTTCCGGCACATGCTTAACTAGGCAATCCATATCGGGATCGTCGCCCGTTTCCAATACAAACGTTTTGAGTATGGCATACTTGAACGCGTAGCTGACCGCCTTGCCCGGACCTTTGTCGGAATTGTCAATACCATATCCCAGCCATTCAGAATTTACGTAATCAGTGGGATTATCAGCGTTGATGAACTGCACCGTTAACGTGACTTCGGAACGATTACCATTCTGTACGAAAGATTTGATCGACGTGACAACACAAATCCCATGCTTTACAAGTAACGGGTGTATTGCTGCTGTAACCTGATCGTGGCTAACGAAACGATACTGCCCGTTTACCATCTTATCCCCTTTCTGTATGTAATCAAGCTCGCTCATCACAGCAAGAATACGCTGATGAATATTTAGAACTTTTTCTATCTTTTCTTTCGACATTGTGTTTTTCTCCATGATTGTGTATCTTCTTTTTGTAACTTTGTCTAACGCATATCAGACTAGTTTTCGGTTTAGTGATGGGGGAGGCATAAGCCTCCCTTTTTAATGACTATATCGCATGTTAAGCGCGCTAAATTCTCCCTTCAACATCTTAATATCTTCAAGGCTGTAGTCATCGAGGATGTCGATCGCATATTGGCAATTGTTGTAGTAATCATTTACCAATTGTACACCATGTTCTTGTGATTGTATGCCAAGTTCTTCGCATAGGCGATCATATTCGGCATCAATCAAATCATTCATGGTTTGTTCTTCCCAATCGCTCATAGAAAAAATGTCTCTATAGTTCATCTCTTAGTATCCTTTTTAATCTGTTGATTTCGTTTAACGATCTTTCCATTTCCCATTCCCAATGCAGCATCTGGGACATCAACTCGGCATACGCCCGGTTGGCATGTTCCGTGTAATCTATGCTCATATCGATTGTATCGACCATGTCATCCATATTTTCACCTTGCGTTTTAGTTGTTCTTCGCTTAAGATACATTCATTCTACAAGACAGTGAATTTAATGTCAACACCGAGGATAAAAATAATGAAACTTAAGGAATATTTCGAAAAGAACTGCATCAATGTCACCGCGTTTCAACGTAAATGTGGCATATCGATGAACACCCTATACAAGATTATGCAGGGCAGGGAGGTGTACCTATCCGTGGCATTGCGTATCGAGGACGCAACCGAAGGAAAGGTCAAATGTCAAGATATGCGCCCTACACAAAGCTATATCCGAAACAAGGGAGGCTCGGTTAAAAAGATCGTTTAAAATTAAATTTATTCTCCTTGATTGATATCAATATTTGTTTTAAAAAAGTAAAACATCCCCCACATCAAGGAGAAATATGATCGCATCATTATGGGAATATCCCCCTTTGCCATACCTCGAACATGTCACCATGTACTGCCCGAAGGCAGCATACACGTATCTGAAGCTATGGAGCTGCAGGGACAAGAACAACAAGGTGAAGGTAGACAAAGACCGCATCAAAACCGAGTTTTTGATGTCGCTGGCATCGTTTAATCATAACGTGCGGTTGATGGCAAGGGAGGGGTTGGTAAACGTCGACGAACATCCCAATGCGTTGATTTTGGAGCTAGTGGACTGGGAAGATGAACTGCCGGATTAGCCGGCGAATCACTCCCATACATTAACCTAAACGCGATTTGGAGATTACCTTGACTGTTACAAAAATATTTGATATGTTCGACATACAGGCGAAAAATCCGCCAATGATAGAAAGCACAAGACCCGAATCGTCAAATTCGGGTCTTGCTATAGATTCTGCTAATGATGAAACTGGTAACCTCATCATAGCAGACCCAAACAATTTTACGCAAGGGAATGCTATGACAACTGATAACACACCACAACAAACTTCCAGTCTTGTAAACGATTATAATTTTTGTTATGGTGGTGAAAAAGAAAAACCCGAGTCGCGAAACTCGGGTTATCTGAATAGTTCAGCTTTTGCTATGAACAAGTGTGGTAACTTCATCATAGCAGAAGAACCTAATTTATACAAGGACTCTGTTATGTTTGCTTCCTCTTCCGATGATCCAATAGAACCATTTGCTCGCATTACCAAAAAAGTTTTAAAAGACAAAAAGTATCAAAGTGCACGACTAAAGTACAAACAAGTTTTTTGGATTCTATGTCAGCTAGCTCATTTCGGTCCCCCTGTTATACACACAGTTGGTGCACGTTCTTTTTTAGTCCATCAAGGTCAGTATTGCGTTACTGAAAGAGAGCTTATCGAACATTGCAATGCTGGTGTTACTTTTAAAGAAGACAGGGTCGATAAGAACACGATTCATCGTGCTTTAGAGTACTTCAATGTGAACCAACTAGTGAACCGGGAAGTGATCCGGGAAGTGAACCACAGTAAGACACTGATAAGTATTTACCACTTAATGGGTTACAAAAACAAAAAAACACAAGTGAACCAGGAAGTGAACCGAGAAGTGAGCGAGACCCGAACCATTAATAAACAACATAAAGAATTAAAGAAAGCAACAACAAGCAAAGAAGAAGATGTTGATGCTGCTGCTTTTTCTTTGATGATTTCTTTAGGTGTTGAAGAATCGACAGCAACAGACTTGGCGAAAAGATTCAGCTTTGAACAAGCACAGGTTGCCGATGAATTTATCAAGCACAAGATCAGCATCGGCAAATGCGACAATGCACCAGGATTTTTTATCAATGCCTTGAAGAAAGGATGGAAGGCACCTGTAGCGAAAGCGGTGCCTCTTTGCAAGAAATTCATGGATATGCTCAAGTCTGAGCTAGGGTCTCGATGTGTTAAACATTCGGTAAAAAACAATATGTTGAAATTATTAGATGAAGATGTTGACTTAAAACTATCAATAACAGAAATTGTACAAGAAATAAATGCCATCCTTGCAAGGAATGGATTGAGAGGAATCGACTATGAAGAAAAATAAAGGCATTGAGTTGCCAAACGAATATCAAACCGAGTATTTGCTGCTCGCTTCGCTTATGCAGCACAGCGATCTTCTTTTGGAAGGTGTCGACCTTTTGAGGGATGATGACTTTTTTGACAGCAGGAACAAGACAATTTTTGCTGCTGTTGCTGCTTTATCGAAAGAAAATAAACACCTGACGGAAGCAAGCATTTGGTCTTGGATTGAAGGCTTATTTCCTAACTGCCTTGAGAAAAATTACCTTTTCGACATGTTCCATTGCTATGCAGCAAATCGGTATGATTTTGAGAACTCAATAGAAACGCTTAGAAACGCAAACTGTAAACGAAAACAAGCTTTGGTACTCACAGACATTTTAAACGCAATGGAAAGCCCGCAATTGAGTTCTGATGCCATTCGCGACATGGTACTCAAACGAATTTCTGACATTGAGGTCGATTTTGGTGAAAAAACGCTATTTTCGATGAAAGAGATTGTGGAAGGAAAAATGGAGGGAACCGACCTTACAAGGGCTGAATTTTTTGATTTGCAAAGACAAAAGTATTTGCGTGGGGAGCCTTGTTATCGAGGGATGGCAACGGGATATAATTTACTTGATAGGCGTTTGTCAGGAATTTGTCGAGGTCACTTTATCATTGTTGGTGCGAGACCTGGAGTGGGAAAGACAACATTTTGTTTAAATATCATGTTAAAATTGGCACTACAAAATATTCCTGTTGGATTCTTTTCAATTGAAATGGCACGTGATGATGTTGTGGATAAATTGGCTTCGATTATGGCAAATGTCAATGCGAAAGCGGCTTATGAAGGTCAAATGAATGAATGGGATAGAAGTAAATTTGAAGAAGCAAGCAGCAAAATAGCTAAATTACCAATTCATGTTGATGTCATGTCAGGAATATCTTTAGATAAAATAATTAGTAGAACTAAAAAATTAATTTTAAATAACAATATTAAAGTATTGTTTGTGGATTATTTAGGTCTGATAAATTTAGATCAAAAATGTAATAACAATGCAGAGAAAGTTCAATTAATTAGTAAAGGTTTGGCTGGATTGGCTAAAACATTAAATATTCCAATAATTTGTGTATGTCAATTGAATCGAGTAGCGGCAGAGCAAGCGCCTGCCAAGCATCATTTAGCTGAATCGGATCAAATTGAGAGAGATTCCCATACGATTTTATTGCTTGATAGCTCTAGTGAAGGTGCTGCCGAGGGTTGCGTGAAGTTAAAAGTTCATGCCGCAAAGAATCGTTTTGGCCCGGAGGGGTATGTAAACTTTGATTTCAATCCTGCGACGGGAAAGATGGAAGAAATTGATTATAGAATATTATCAGACGTGAGGGGTTAATGAGATTTTCAATAGATGGGAACATGAGTAATGAGGATGGGATTTATAGCTTCATGAAAATTGATTTCTATAAAATATCTTTTTTGTTTCAAGATCATAAAACTATTGCAGTGTTAAATTACCTTATTTACAGCCATTTAGAGTTAATGGATTTTATGAAGAAAATTAATGTTTATTTTCCGGTACATGAACAGCATGTTTCAAGAGAATGCAATATAACTATAAAAGATTTTAGAGATTCAATGAACTTATTGAAAAAGTTTCAATGTATTCAATTTAATAATGAAGGAAATGACCCTGTTTATGAATGTAAGTTTACATGGTAGTAGAGGTTAATATGACAAAAGACGAAGAAATGAAAATTGAAATGATGTTTATGAGGATAGGGAATGAAATTTACAAACTGCATCAAAAGATTATTAGGATTGAAAATGAGTTTATGCGTAAACATACCGATACGGATAGTCAGTCCCAATGTGTCAGAGCATTGGAGGACAAAGCACAAACGCAACAAGACACACAGCTTCCTAATAAGGCAAGCCTTGCAAAGATCGGACCGATTACGGGTTCCATGTCGAGTTACTCTTACCAGATTGGGCGTAGGGACAATGGACTTTGACAACCTCGTCTTTGCGTTGAAGTCCGCAAGGGATACGACATGCGATTGGCTACTGCCGGGACTTGCAGCAGGAAGAGCAGACGGCGATCCTCGTATTGAAGTGATATATAAGCAACAGCAAGCAAAAAAATATTCTTTACAGATCGAAATTAAGGAAAAATAATGTCGCACTTAGAAAAATTTCTAGAGGTGTTAAACGCCGAATTGCCCGATATCTGCGCAGACAAAGACCTCGTCGAGCACCTGCCAAATATATTCAAAAGCCTGAGTACAGTCCACCGGATGCGATACCGGGGTCAGGTGCCGCCGCACTTCTCTATAGAGCCCAACATCTATTATTTGCGTGAAGATGTTGTTGATTGGTTACGATCTCAATATAAGGTTGATGAAGTCGATCTTTCACAAGTAAAAAAACGCAACAACGACCATGGCGGAGCAAGAAGATAAAAAATAAATTTGAATTAAAAAAGTAATTGTGTATAACCATGATATGCCAGAAATTACCAATTTACCAGTTTCAAAGCTCAAACACTATGAACGGAATCCGCGAAAGATTTCCAAGGATCAATTCGAAATCCTCAAAGCTAACATGCTTAAAGATACCGAATTCCTATCCCGACGACCAATTTTGGTCACGCAGACAGAGGACGGAACAAATCTTGTTTATGCCGGTAATCAGCGCGTGCGTGCTGCCAAAAAGCTTGGGTGGAAAGAGTTACCGTGTATCGTGGATATTTGCCTGTCAGAGCAGCAAATCAGAGACCGAGTCATCATCGACAACCTACACAATGGGGAATTTGATTACGATATCCTTGCTGCTGATTATGATCCTCTTGATCTACTGGAATTGGGATTCACTGAGTCCCAGCTAAACTTTTGGTTGGATAAAGAGCCTGATGAAAAAGAAGACAAACCGAAGAAGTGTTGTCCTCATTGCGGAGGAGATTTGTAATGCCAAGAGCGCCTAAAAAGACAGGGCTTCCACGAGCCCGTCCCAAGATTCCTATCGATTGGGATCAGGTTGATAAACTGCTTATGTCTGGATGCCTAGGAACAGAAATTGCCTCTTCACTTGGTTGTTGTGTGGATACTTTATATGATCGTACATTCCAAGAAAAGGGGGTAATCTTCTCCGCATATGCAAGAGAAAAGAAAGAAAAAGGCGACACAATCCTCCGTCATGCGCAATTTGCTAAGGCTGCAAAAGGCGACAATACCATGCTAATATGGTTAGGAAAGCTTAGGCTTGGACAACGCGATCCAGATAAGGGTGACACCTTCATCATATCACAAGAAGCAGCAGCAAAGGCAATGGAGCAGATCATCGACAAAACAAAAAATCCATTGAACCCGCGACCTGTTTCGGATAAGCCATTAGAATCTGAATATGGTAATAATACAGTTTTACGACAACTTCCTTCAACGGAAGAAGCAATGGAAAGATTCATGGGCGGGTTTAAAAAAGATGCAAGCTAGCATTCTCGATCCGAACTTGATTGAGTGTCTGAAGAATCGATACTGGCGGCTCAACAACCTGTATTACATCAAAGACAAATCCGGCAACAAGGTGCTTTTCAAGCTGAATTGGATGCAGGAAGACTTCTTTTGGAACATGCATAACTTCAACCTTGTCCTTAAGGCTCGCCAGCTCGGCTGTACAACGTTCCTAGCTTTATACTTCATCGATATGTGCTTATGGAATTCAAATTTGAATGCGGCAATTATTGCCGACCTTGCCAAGAACAGCCGTGAAATTTTTATCGATAAGGTGAAGTATGCCTACGACAACCTCAACCCTGTAATCAAGTCGCTTGTACAGGCATACCGGGACAGTGCCACCGAGATGCGTTTTAGCAACGGCAGTGTATTTCGCGTCTCTACCTCCCTACGGTCGGGAACAGTAAACCTACTTCACATAAGCGAATTCGGAAAGATTTGCCGCGAGAGTCCTCAGAAAGCAAATGAGATCATCGCCGGAGCGCTTAACACGGTACAAGTGGGACAGTTTATCACAATCGAATCAACAGCCGAGGGGCGTGACGGGCACTTCTACCGCATGGTCAAAGATGCCCAACAAAAGCAGATAGAGGGAAAAAAGCTTGGTCCGTTGGACTTTAAGCTGTTTTTCTACCCGTGGTTTAAAGAAATCGCTTACTCACTTGACGAATAACAAAAGGTACCACATGGAAGAGGAATGCTCGGTAACGGATGTCCGCGATAGCCTGAACAATTTAGAAGATTTGGTAGACGTATGTATAGCCGCTTTACATCCTAATGACATGGACGTAAAGCCAATAAAAGTCGCTAACGTACTATATTTTTTCGTCAAAAAAGAAATCAGCAAAGCCGAAGAAAACTTAAAAAATGTTTGAACAAATCCCATTCTTCAGGTAAGGTAAACTTTCAATTAAAAAAAAGAGGTTGTAAATGAAACGCGTACACATGAAGTTGACAACACAAGAGACATTGACGGTAGATATGAAAGAAGACATGGCAAACGATGCCATCTTTGCAGAGCTGCTTCAAGGTAAAAAAGAATATGTAATGATTGGAAATTGTGCAATAAGTAAGGATCAGATCGCTTATGTTACCATACAAGAGACCGACTCTTCCACCGATACGTCTGGGGATGAAGCGCCAGCTTCCGCAGCTGACGACGCTAAACCAGAAGAACAAGCAGAAGTTCCACAAGGAATTGAACAATCACATGCAGCGGATGACGTTACCGAAGTCGCCGCCGATGGACAAGATGTCAGCCAAGCAGCTGACCAAGTACTACCATGTTCAGATTGCCAAAATGATAATCCGGCTTGATTGGAATCTACGTCATTTGATCGAAGAGCGCATGTCCGAGCTGAAACAATCGTTTAACAATGATGCGTGTTCTTTGACAAACCAGATGAAGAAAAACGAAGCCATCATGCGAGAAAGCAACCGTATCAACGAGCTTGCCGAGGAAACAATGTGTAATGTTTTATTGGCGATCAACCAACGGGACTTTCTCCATGCGTGGTATCCTGATTCAGAGAACCATAAGGGAACGTATGTCGTTGGACAGCATCCCACCCAGTTAAGAAATACAGAGATTGAACAAAAAAAGCGTTTAGAAACATTTGAAGAAAAGCCAAAAGCGAGAAGACGATGATTGAATGCATAAAATTTAAAGAAATAAATAAAAATTCATTGTATGGATATGCGGATTTTTGGGTCGAGAAGATGGGGTTGGAAATATACGGTTGCGCGGTGTTCCAAATCGACGGCAGAAAGTGGATTTCGATGCCAAGCCGTGAGTTCAAAGATGCCGATGGCAATAGTAAATTCATCCCCATCTTACGATTCCGTCAGAAATCGCACATGGAAGCATTCAGCAAGCAGGGCTTCATCGCCATTGAACAGTATATGAAACGGCAGAGAGACAACCCTCCCGTGTATGATGATAAGATTCATCCTGAAGAATTGTGTTTATTTTAACCGTGGAGACCACATGTTTAGCGATATGGAAGTAGAATTTTTGGAAATCATCGTACGCAACCATTTAAAAGAGTGTCAAAACGAATTAGACCTTTTGAACTCAAAAAAATCGTTTCACGAAAATGCGTTAGTGGAAGCATCGGAACAGATTGAAACAATGGCAGACATGACGAATACGTTTCGTTCCATCCATGAAAAACTATTGAGACATAACAATAAATGTTGTTCCCGCTGCCATTAGATGAATCTCAACAAATACGAAGCATATTTTGACAAGCTCGAGAAGATGCACGGGATTGTGTTAACTCCCGGTCAACGCAATTGGTATCAAAAAAAAGCTGAAGTTCTTCAAGAGGATATGTTGAAAGAGTATCCATCCACACCAGAAGAGGCGTTTGAAGTGAATACTTCGGGTTTGTATTATGCTTCGTATATTTCCGCTGCGCGCAACACGCATCGCATTATCAACTTGCCATATGATCCCACACTAAAGGTACACACTGTATGGGACCTCGGCTTTTCAGATGCAAACAGCATCATATTTTTTACTATTTCCGGGAAAGAGATACATATCATTGACTATCTTGAAGGTTCAGGTATCTCGATGACGAATTATATCAAGCAGGTTAAACAAAAGGATTACATCTATGGGACTCATCTTGCCCCTCATGATATTCGTATTCATGAATATAGCACTGGTGTCGCTAGGATTGACACTGCTAATAAACTCGGCATCTCATTCGTTATCGTCCCAGATATTCCCTTGCTTGATGGTATTGATGCCGTGCGTAATATATTTCCCCGCCTGTATTTTAATACTAATGACGCGGTGATGACGTTAGTTAATCGAATCGAAACGTATACGCAGAAATGGGATGCAACGCTTGGCGTATGGTCAGGACGCCCCGTACATGACGTCAGTTCGCACGCCGCGGATTGTCTTAGGTATCTTGCGGTTGGACTTAATCTGTGCTTGGATGACTCGCAAGGCGTATCTCAAGAGATGGCAGATGCATTATGGAAACAACATGGCAGGAAGATATGAGTGAAAATAAAATAATTAATAATTTAAAAATACAATTAGAAAAACAAAAGTACGAATTAAAAGTTAAAGAGTACAATTTGGATCTACAAACGCGAGACGTTCTTAATCTAAAGAAAGACATTCAATACACTGAGAAGTCTATTCAAATCCTTGAAGGTGCTATGGAGCAGCAACAACCTTCGCTTTGACATTCCTTGGCTGATACATGCGAATCATGCCGCAGTTGAAGCAGATCAAATTTACGCCCTCATCACTAGACGTTGATTTCATAATCTCCCCACACTTGGGGCATTCGGGGTTTGGTGTCCAAACTGGTGGTTTTGTAGGTTCCATGCAAGAGTCACACATGATCATTTTCCTCGTTGCCAATTTTCAAGTCTTTTGTTACTCGCCAACACTTTCGCCTGAGCTAAGCTCCGCTTTGATCTCCCGTATCGCCTGTATGATCTCGATCAATCGTTCTTCCGTTATGCGCTCTCGTTCAAAGCTGTAGTTGATGCGTTCGCGTAGCTTGTCGAACAATAGGTTGTCCTCGATCGGCGTATCCTCGAATTTGCTCTTTACGATCTCTGCAAGCCTGCGATTGGCAACGATGCGCGCCTCCACCTTACTTGTCGTGTTGCGCATCGGCGTAAGCTCGGCGTTGTGATTGACGTAGTATTCCCGTGGCTTCTTGCTACGTGACCGCCAGCAACAGCAACAGCCCCCCGAATCGGTATCATCGGCGAAATGGAATTCTTGGTGCGGATGCAGCTCGAGTGTTGGTTGTACGGAGAACATGGGATACCTCCATCTTCATTGTAACAGCATCAAGTTATTTATTCAAATCTTCCTGATTACAATCCAAGCTTTCCTTTTTAGGGTGACATTTAGGACAAAATACAAAATGATCGAATTTGTTAAATGATTCACATTCGTTAAAATTATATCCACATGTAGAACAGAAATACTCATCTACTTTTAACTTGCAATATTGGCAGGTACAATCACATTTCATTTTACTTCCCCTGATTACAATCAAACACAAATATTCCTGTATTTTGTTGAGCTATTCAAGTGTGGTAACAAATCAAATGCCGTCTGTGCGAGTCGTCGGCGAGGGCGTCGAGTGTGAACACTATCATTTTTCCACCTTATTACAAGATGTGCCATTAATTTCATCTATACACTTAGTCAATGCATCCCTAATCGCGATTGCATCATCTAAAAGAAAAGTTTCGTCAAAAAATATACTGTTACCAAAATACTGAGACGCACCAACATATAAAAATTTGATTTTGTCACCATACACAACACGTATTGAGCACATATCTTCTAGTGGTTTATTTGTAACAACAATATCGCCCTTGTAATCAGGAATTTCTTTTATTCCCTTACCTGAAAGCATGGTTTCAATAATTTTACCATCGTGATCTATAATTATTTCTCCACTTCCCCCCATAACTTCACCAAATGCGTCAATTAGACTCATTCCTCATCCTCCGGCAAGCTCAACGCCTCTTGTATTTCCCATAGCTCGTACTGGATACCATTCAACTGGCATCGTGCCTCCTCAAGCTTCTCGCTAGCCTCCTCGTCCGTCTCACTGCCCCACCACTCATTATGTTTGCTCAGCGTGTCGAAGATATCGCGGTCGAGGAGCTGTTTAATAAGCAATTGCGCTTTGCCGATGTTGTGCAGATGCGCGATTAATTCTTTATTCATTTTATACCCATTAAGATTTCGAACGCTTCTTTCGCCTGCTGAGGAACCACTGCATTGCCCAGACATTTAATTCTATCCACATAGCAGGGTATCCCATTAGTAAACTTACCCATCGTGGACACAGCTTCTTTCCATTCATCGATTGATTCATATTTACCACAATAGGTAGACTTGGACTGTGCCTTCTTTGTGCGCTCGGCTCGCTTCCCGAATCCTTCCAATCTCTCGCTTTCGGTGTCGGAAACATTTGCGGATATACCACTTGTTCGTTCAATCGCCCCGATGTCTTTCTGTAATTTTTGCTCCCTCTTCTCATACTTCGATCCAACGCCTCTCCTGTCCTCACAGGTAGATGATCCATTGTACTTGGAGTGAGCCAGCAAGAACCACCTCTCGCGACGATGTAACGCTCCAACGGACGCAGCGGATATAACACACCATCGACAATCATACCCCATTTTGGCAATTTCTCTAACGACTCGAAGTCCCCCTCGGCTTGTAATAGCTGGAACATTTTCAAGGAATATGAACTGGGGCTTGATTTCTTTGGCCAAGCGCATGATCTCGAAAAATAATCCGCTTCGCTCGCCTTCCAATCCCTTTCCCTTTCCTGCAATGCTAATGTCCTGACATGGTCATTACGGGAAGCCGCCGACGATAATGTCAACAGCTCCTTTAAATTGCCCTCCCTGCAAGGTTGTAACGTTATCCCAGATGGGAGCGTTGTCGATGTCATTACTTGCCATTCTAGAGAGCAAGACTGCTTGACAGTAGGTGTCAAGCTCGCAGTAGGCGACGGTTTTGCAATAGTTTCTAAGGGCGGTTGAGATTCCTGCGATTCCTGAAAAGAGGTCGATTGATCTAAGCATTCTAAATAAATCCACATTATTTTATTGGCATTTTTGGTTTAATTTCTCTGTTGATAAAAACTTGTAAAATCAAAGGGGACTACGCAGTTTAAGCGTGTCCCCAAACTCCTTGTACACGTGGTACATGAGCTAAACATTCTCCGCCTCTGTTGGCAAGAAGACGAGCTTGTCAATCCCGCAAAATTCGCATACGTCGAACCATTTGCTATCCTCGCCTATTACATGGTCAAAGGTCAGCGACAGCTTGTCGGCACACTGGAAGCAAATCGGTTGAGTCTTCTCGCTCTCACTTAGAATCGGCTTCATTCCTCAATCCTTCACGCAGGCTAAACATACGTTTCATCTCTTCAGTTAGATGTTCAAGCTCTGCATCCGTGGCACCGTTCATTTCAAGAAAAGACAGCAAGGAAGCCATGTAATAGCGAACGACTTGTTCCCCGTCAAATTTATGCTCTATGAAATATTCTTGGGTAAGCAATATCAATGGCTGAATAATTTTGACATCGCAAGCTAGATCATCATTCATTGATTATTCCTAAGATTTCGTTTTCGTTTATAAGTAGATATTCATGGTTCGTATCTTGCAAGTCGATAGGCATGCCGGCTCCCGTAAGGATGATCACTTCTTTGCCTACTACCACGTTAGCATTGCAGTCGTCAGCCTTAGAGATGATGAATCCATGCGTGTATTTCGATTGTGTGCCTTTTGGCATATAGATCCCGCCAACCTTCTCGTCGTCTACTTTCTTTTTTCTGATAACAAGTCGTCTGTTTAGTGTGGTTAAATTCATTTTCCCTCCGGGTATGATAGTGAGTGATTGACACGTAAGTTTAATGCTTGTAAGGCATTTTGGTTTTGTACGGCATCGCATGGATTTTCCTTTTCTTTGATATGGTCAAGCATATCGCAGATGGCATCCAAACGCACACCAATCGCTTCTATTGCGTTCATGGATTCATTGTGATGTCTAAGCTCTCTTATCTCGATTGCCGCCAATTGAGCCAATACCTCTTTTTTTCCGAACATCAATCCCTCTCGTAATCATAGTTTTTTCTTAGATAGCCTTGTAAAAAGAATCCGTTGCACCATGGCAATCCGGTATTGTTCATCACGCGTATGTTAACAATTTGTCCGGAACCGATAGTAATTACCATGCCGTTTAACTGTGTGCTTCCGCCGGCAGTCGTACACGAAATAATTGCTTTGCTGTTTTGACATGGGTGTTCGCCTAACCACAGCATCATACCAACTTGAGGGGAGTCGGGACCCTCAATTTGCAGGTAATCAATAACCAAATCATAACCGTCTGGCACCGTGAAAGGCAATGTTACTTCACCTGCCAAACCTAATAGGTTGGTAGAGGGGTTATCAAGGTTAGTATAAGGATTAATTGTAAATGTTCCATACGCCATCCAATCCAAATAAAATGATAGATCTCGCTCTGTTTTCGACAATTTGTTTGTCTGAAATACGTCAGCATACCCGCAAGAACCAAACAAGAAAGATGCTGTTATTAAACTAAGGATTGTTCTTTTCATTTTGTCCTTTGATTATGTCCATGTTTTTTTTCATTGTTAAATATACCGAATCCATTGCTAAATCTTGAAGATCGTCTGGAAAATTACTTTTAATGACAGTTACCAAACATTGTATGAGTAGATTCATACCTGTTTCGATTTCATTGTTAAGAAAACATTCCTTGTTTTGGATTTTTTCGTGCATAAATCGAAGGATGTCAAAGGTAACTTGCTGCATGTCTTGAGAATCGTCGGGACAGCTGAACCAATATTTTATTTCCGCATCATGTTTCTCTTTCATTCAAACCAATCCTTCAAATTGTCAAATATTGCCTTACTGCTAAATGTATCCGTCTTTACTTCAATCTTCAAGTCGTCTTGTTGCATATCGCGATCATAGACCACCCATCCGTTTCTATCGACGGTATAGGTTCCCGATTGCGTTGCATGACAAACAGCCGAACACATTAACAACATAGCAATTAAAATTCTCATCCCTATCTCCAATGGTTGTTTTTTCTCATTTCGTTATACATTTCTTGTCTATCAAGGTATTCTATACCCTCGATGCGATGGTAATCCGCGTCCGTGTCTTTGTTTCTGAAGAACGAGCATATATAATCAATCAATCGTCTCATTTTGCACCTCCACAAATTCCGCAATAATTTAACCCCTCATAATTTTCGTAACCGCACTGTCTACATGTCCACGTATCGGGGAATATGCGCCTTTCTTCGACCATCACAGCTTTAATTTGCAAAGGTGCTTCACAGCTTGGACAAATGCAATCGATAGCTTCAACAAACAAAGGAATATTGAAAGCAACAACAGCAGCAAAAAGAAGAATAAACTTACCAAAAAGGTAATGATCTCGATCAACACCGCAAGCAGAATAGTATTTTTTTTCATTGGTAAATTCAGTTTCAATTTTTTCCATCTCGTATCTAGTCATTTTTTATCTCTTTAACTTTACGTTCTTCAATCCATTCATCAAGCAAGTCTACCCTAAAGTATAGACGCTTTCCAATTTTCCTTACACAATTTGAAAACCCATTTTTGTCTCGATTCGATAAAAATTTTCTTATCTGACCCTTTGTAAAGGGGTATCTTTCGAGAAGTAGTTTCATGTTTAAGTAGCGGTAATCGTTCATAAACGCCCTATTGAGTTTGATTTCATTCATTGCTATAGCTTAAACGACGTAAAATTTTTTGTAAATAAAAAAGTTGTCCGATTGACTTTATTGTTGTTTAAATTTAAATTTTAATTTTACAACCCTAAGGTACTATGGACCCCGGACGCGACCTATTTTCCCCGACACCATCATCACCGGTTGACAAGATTCGAATGGCATACAACCGCGCCTTCGTAAATTGGCAAGCTTATTGGGTAGAGGCATATCGTGATCAATCGTTCTACCTAAACAATCAGTGGACACCGGAAGAGCGTCGCTACCTACAGCAAGAGCAACGCCCGGACTATTGCTTCAATCTCTGCCGTTCGATTGTCAATATGATCCAAGGGTATCAACGTAAACACCGCCATAGCCTCATTTGCCAGCCCGTAGAGAGCAGTTCAAGCAAGACTGCGGATATAATGACCAAGTGTATGTATCACGCGCTACGAACCGGCAAAGGACATTACGTCATATCCGACGCTTTTAAGGGGGCGTTAACCACTGGCATCGGATTCATCCGTATCTCGATGGACTATCGATTTGATCCTTTGAATGGCGATCCTCAGTTTACATTTTATCCATGGAACTCGGTTATCTGCGACCCGTTTTGGACCAAGTTAGACTTTAGCGATTGCGATTACATTCTCATGCGTTCGTACATGAGCAAGGACGAGGCGATATCAAGGTTTCCTGAGAAGGAAGCTATGCTAAAGGAGATGCAGGGGAATATGCGTGATGAGCTATTCACCTTCCTTCCTCAACAACGTATCTTCCAATCTCAGAATCTTTTGGCTTATACCGAGTATTGGGAGCAGCAATACAAAGAGGTGACGGCGTTTATCAACCCCGTGACACTGCAAGAGATCGAGGTTACGAAAGAAAATCGCGAGCAGTTCAATCTAATCAAAGATATGCCCGGCGTTAAGAGCTATAAGAAGCAAAAGCGCGTCATCAAGTATACGGGAATGATCAATAATGAGCTTGTCCATGAGGATGAGAACCCATACAACTTGGACGAATATTGTTTCATCCCAGTTGTTGCTCTGTATGAACCCGAATACGACCTATACCAATACAAACTACAATCGATCATCCGCCCAATTCGCGATCCTCAAATCGAATTTAACAAATTCGTATCCAAGATCTCTGATTTCTTTAATTCGCAAATCAACACCGGATGGATTGTAAAGAAATCCAAGTTCGACAACCCGTTGGACTTTTACAAGACCGGTCAAGGGCGGGTCATCTACGCCAAGAACGAAGCCGACATCATGGGCGATGCTAGACAGCTTGATGCACGCCCCATCCCTGCCGGATTGATGGAGCTTCAAGGGTTGTACAACAATCTGATTATGCGTGTCGTTGGTGTAAACGAAGAACTGCTTGCTGCTGCCGATGATGACAAAGCCGGTATCCTTGCCATGTTGCGCCAAGGCGCTGCACTGGTAAACTTGCAAGATTTGTTTGATAACCTACGTCAATCGGAAGAGATCGTCGGCAATCGCCTTATGAAGATGATCCAACGCAATTGGACACCGGAAAAGGTCTTTCTAGTGACTAAGGAGCAGCCGACACCAGAATTCTTCTCCGGTACCTTTGGTAAATACGATTGCGTCACAGCCGAAGCACCTCTAACAGAGACTCAACAACAGCTCTTCTTCTCTCAATTGATGCAGTTCAAGGAAATGGGCGCACCGATTTCATGGGGATTACTACTGTCCAAGTATCCGGGACAAGGCGCGCAAGAGATTCTCGAGGACGTACAACAACAAGAGCAGATGCAGCAGCAACAGCAACAGCAGATTGCGCAAGCAGAGATGCAAGACAAGGCAATCATTAACGATCTTCTCATGAAAGAAGGCATGGCGAAACTGGCATCTGCGAAAGAAAAACTTGCTAAAGCCGAAGACGACCGCGCTCTTGCCACATTACACCGCGCCCAAGCGGCAAAAGACCTTGAAACAGTGGAGATGCAAAACATTAATGCTTTCATCGACACCATCGTCAAGCTGGAAAAGGTGGATTCTTTTCCTGAGCAACTAAAACAAGCACAAACAGAGGTGCAAAATGTACGGTAAAACAGTTCAAAGCATGGCTCCTAATAGCACACCGGGGCGCATGGATGATCTGGGGGATACAACCACAGACCACAACAAGCTACGCAAGCAAGAACTTCCTAATACAAGAATGAATGGTTACATGACCAATCAGTTCGCAGGTCCGGGAGAGCATAAAGGTCCTGCCAAGGTAAAGGGCAAGTCCGAACACAAAGCGGATGAAGACGAACTCGGTTCAGATTACGGAGTTTAATCATGGCAATGAAACCCTTAAGAGAATCGGCAAGAGCAAAACCGAATCTCAAAAATTTCGTTAAGCAAGGACAAGAAGGTGCTGATTCTGGTTCCGATCGTGTGAACGACCGTACCAGCGTAGGCGTTAACGACTCCGATGCTTACCTTGAAAAGGTGGGCATGAAAGCTAAGCATGAGAAGTCGGAAGAGAAAGGCTCGGTTAAGAATGGCAATTACGGTTCCCGTGATGGCAATGACAACCAAGTATATTCCGACAGAGGGATGAAAGACCCAGACATGTCAAAGCTAAACAAGCAGCAGCTACCAAACAACAGAATGTATTCATACGTCCAATAGGTGACACATGTTGATCGATTTAAATGGAAATGCGTTAGGGGAGCAGATGACCCAGCCGTCCACGGATTTACGTTTCGACGTTGCCATGCAACGCGGAGATGTTCGTTCGGCGATGGGATGGGCATTCGTACACCGTTTAGAGAAATTAGTTAATGAGCTGTTGGCGAAACATGATTGTCCCGAGATTTTTTGGGTAGTTTATACCGCAAAATGGGATGACGTTGAACGCAAAATCAAAGAGCTATGGCAGGTAACTGACGAAGAGCCGAACCAGATGATGGGACAAGTCGTTTACAAGATATGGAAAGATGGAAAGGCGGAATGCTGTGCATTGCCCTTCGATATTCCCGTACCTGAAGAAGAATTGTCGGATGAACTGGTTTTGGAAAACGCCCAATTTGCCGCTAACATGCCTCTTTCCGACCATATTTTCGAAAAGATTAATTGACAAAATGTAGTTAAAAAAATTTTAATTAAATTATCAAGTAAACATTTTATTTGATAGCCTCGTCAGCTTGAAAGACGTTAAAAGGATACCAATGACTGAACAAGTCGAGGGCGTAACAGAGCCAGTCGCCGCGGTTCAACAAAACGAAGTTCAATCCGACAAAGAGATGAACTTTAGAGCATTGAGAGAGAAAGCCGAAACTTTAGAAAGACATAACCAGATGATGCAAGTGCGGATGATGGAATTGGAGAGAAGCCAACAAAGTCAACCGCAACAGACGCAACAGCCAACCTATAGTGACGATGATATCCCTACGTGGGGAGAACTTAAGAAAGTTCGAGAGAGCGAACTCCAAGAAGTAAATCGTCTAAAAGAACAGCTGACCGATCTTCGGATGCGTTCGCGTTATACCGATTACGAATCTACGGTTAAAGACTATCTCCCCGATGTACTGCAAGAAGACCCTGACCTTGCTGTTGCTATACAGAATAACCCGATGATGCACCGTTTGGCGTACAAATTGGCTCAGTCATCACCTCGTTACCATCAGGATAAGTTAGCGAAAGCGAATGAAGCGACCGTAAATAAGATCGTTGACAACGCTTCGAGAACGCAGCCGGCAAATGCCCGTAAGAACGTGATGGTACAAGACGAAGACGCGCGAATGGCTGTCATGACAGACGATCAGATTTTGGCAATGTTCAACATGGCAAAGGCGAGGTCCTAAACCTATAAGGTGACACACTATGTCAATGACAACCTTGGCTACACTGCCGCCAGCAGTTAACCAAATATTCGACCGTCTATTGTTGATGATCGCTCGCCCTTACCTTATTTATAATAAGTTCGCGGTGAAAAAAGCGCTACCACAAAACAGCGGTCGCCAGATGGTACATAGACGTTATTTGCGTCTAGCCAATGCGACGACTCCTGTTGCATCCGGTGATTTGATTTCCGAAGTCGCCGCACAAGCGATCGATATCGTAACTCAAATTCAATTCTACGGTGCGTTTATTAAATATGACAATCAAATGCAATTGTTAATTAACGACCCGATTTTGAATTCATTTACCGAATTACTAGGTATCCAAATGGGTACTACGCTAGACGCTCTTACAAGAGACGTTCTCGCGGCTACAAGCTCGGTTATCAACTGTAGTAACGGTTTGAACGGTAATACACCGACCGAACTTACTCGCGCTGATATTGATATCGCAATGGTGACATTGGATACAAACGACGCGTTGATGATCACTGAGTACATTGAAGGTACAATGAAATTTGGTACACAGCCAGTGCGCCAAGCCTACTTCGGATTCTTAAACTCCGCGATCATTACCGATCTTCAAAACTGTGATGGATTCATCTCGGTTGCGAACTATCCGGTACGTGATGGGTTGGATGCCGAGTGGGGTAGCGTTGGTAACGTGAGATGGTTACGTAGCTCGCAAGGTTCCGTAAACACTAACGTTTCACCAAACGTGTACAACAACCTTATTGTTGGTCGTGAAGCTTATGCTTGTATGCACTTGTCTGGTCGCGATGCGGCTGAACAAGACGCGAACATTGCACAAAACGGTTCGATCATCGTCAAGCCTCTTGGCTCTGCCGGTGCGTTAGACCCTGCCAACCAGTTTGGTACTGTATCCTTCAGCGTGTTCTATGCAGCGCGTATCCTGAACGATGCGTTTATCAGAAACCTACGTTCAACAGCAGCATAAGGAGGACATTACTATGGCTACAGAAGGCTACATTATACAAGGTTCGTTCACTAGCGGCGGTTCCGCAGTGCCTTATCACCTACAATTGCCGATTCAAACCGTGCAAACCAACGTCAGCAATACCAACATTGCAACGACAACGTCACAGCCTTCATTAGTTTCGTTCAAAATGTATAACTACACGAAATACGGAACCAATGATCAGACAATCGAAATGAAGTGGTTCAAAGGGATGCCGGATGGTGATGCTCTTCTTATTACAAGAGGAACAACAACACTATCATCAACTCTTGAAACAACCAATGGTTTCACAATCATCAACAACACGGATCTTTTTGGGGTGCAGATTACTGCCATCACAAAAGCAAATCCGGGCGTTGCGACATTCGTTGGACCAGGTTTTTCACCCGGTCAAGGGATCCCAAATTGGGCATCAGGTGACACTTTCAAATTCAGTTTTGTTGGTGGTTCTTCTGGTACTGATTGGGCTGCTCTTAATGGTAACTCGTACACGATTACAAGAATCAGCGCTAACACCTTTAGCTTTGCCGTAGACACCAGTGCTTACACTGGTACGTATACAGCTAATTCGGGTGTTGCTTATCGCGTACAAGCTGTTTCTGGACAGCCAATCCCTCCTCTTAACGTGGCGGACGTTGGTATCGGTCTGGGGTCAGCTGTTCTTGGTAACGATGGCGATGTCATGTACTGG